AATAATTCAGGACGTGTAGACATTTTTAAAAATTTCCTTATAATAGATGAAGCAAAAATTATTTAACGTGACGGTCAATTGCCGCAACATATTTATTGATAGATGGGTTTGAGTTGTAGCTTTCGTTCAATTGCTCAACCGGCGCATCAGTAATAAATGACGCAGATGGTTTTGTCGAACTAGGTTTGTTGAAGTAATGCTCGTTGATTGTATTCAATTTTGAACGGTAAGCCGCTTCACTAGAATAAGATAATTCTTCAGCAAGTTCACGGAAACGTTCAGCATCAGTGTCAACGAGTTTAGCAGTAAATTCGTCGATAATTGAATAACGAGCAGATTCTTCTAATTTGTGTCTATACTGAATAGAAGTATCAACTGCTTCTTTTAATTTTTGTTGTAAAGTTTCAATTTGTTGTGCTTGTTCAGATACAACATCAACTTTTGATTCTGGAATATCGATATAAGAAGATTCAAATAAACCTTTCAATCCACCAATAAATCCTTCAACAATTTCAGTTTTTAATCCAGTGTCGATAGCTAAAGCGTTTTGTTTGATGAATTGTTCAGAAACATAGCCTAAATAACCATCGATGCTTTCATCTAAAGATCCAGTATATTCATCGAATTTTTCTTCATAAATATCAGATAATTCATCGAATTTACTTTCGTAAGATTCTTCCAATTTATTGAATTTTGATTCATACATTTCTTCAATAACTGCGATTTCTGATTTAGCACGTTGAGCAACAGCATTCTCAAATGCCTCAACTAATTTACCTTTGGCTTCATCATCGAATCCTTCCAGTAAACCGTCAATAGAACCATCAGTTAATGACGCATCATTAACCATTGATTCGTATAATTTTTCTTTGATTGACATCAATTTCCCCTAATTAAATTCTTATTTTATTATTTAGTTATTTTACATTTCTAAGAAATTGTTCAAAAGATTCAACGCAAACCCGCTTAAGATCTTTTGAAGACGCAGATAAAATAACCTGTTTAGTTTGTTCAGCATACATAGGTTGATAATGCCCGTTAATCAAAACCCATTCAGCATTTTCCATAATACCGTTAACCCAACAATCTATACCAGACGGCTCAGAAACAATGTCAATAGTTCTTAGAAAGAAATCTGACTGAACTTGATTAACACCGTTAACTTGTTTCAAACTACCAATCCCACGAGTCGAAACGCCTAACTTAATCCCTTCTTTTAAAAGCGCCGCCGCTATAGCTCCTTGTGGCATAGATTCTAAAATTTTAGCTTTTCCATAAACATCATTTTTACCTTCAAATCTTAGGTCAGTAATTTTATGAGAAATTCTATCAGGGTTAACCGTCATAGTGTCGGGATGACCCAATTCACCAGTTGAACGGTTTTCTTTAATTAAAGACTGGAAATTGTTAACTTCACGGTTCATAGTCTCCGCTTCGTAAACTCTTCCGTTTCTATTAGTTACGCCGGCTTGGGCAAAAACGCCCTCGATGTAATAGCTTTTCTGCTTATCAGCACCTTCTAGTATGCTGTAAGAAACACTTTCAGACAAATCAGTAAATAATTTCATGTTACGATCCTACCACAGCAGTGTTGTCATATTCACCAAACAATGGAGTTTCGATTTTAGATAGGTAGCCATCAACTTTTCTTAATCTAAGCCAAAGTTGCGCTTCACCACCAGAAATCGTCACAACAATATTTGATGCGTTTTCTGTATCATCTGGAGGAACCATAGCACCAGAAAAATCAAAAAAGCCTGACGCACCACAGTTAAGGGTAAACGCGGTCACTGAATTTCTTACGATCGTAATAACGCTAGTTGTGTCCCCAGTCCATTGGAGAGCAGCAACATTTACACGTCTTGGTACAGCAGCAAGTGTTTCTGTACTAACTTTAAGGTCGGTGTCTAAACTAATAGTAGCAGAGCCAGCGTTACCGGCTATTTTCAAAAAGCATTCTTTTTCAGATGCTTTAATGATGCTCTTAGTGACAGCCATAATTATTCTTCCGTATCAATCACTAAATTTTTAGCAATATTTTGTTTTAGGTGTTCAAGATTATCTTGAATTTTATCAGCCATAATCGCGTTAAAGGTTTCTTGGATCAAGTCCACGTTACCTTGCTCGATGGCTTCTAATAAATCATTGTTCATTTTGTGTATCCTGTGTTGTTTGTTGCGTATCATCTTCAGTAGACTGATCAGATGGTTGCTGTAATGAAGCTTGCAGCGCCGTATCTTCCTTGTTTTCTTTATCTATCTGTTTAATTTCTTCTTCAGTTTGATGTAATATGTTTTTGCGTATCCAATCAACAGAGTAATATTTACCGACATATGGGTCAATTAATTGTAAGGTTTGAATTCTTCCTTGGATAATCTCATTATCTTTTAATTCAGAATAATGATTATCTTCCGTAAATTCAAAATACAAAACCCGTTCTAATTCCGTCCAGTCATCAGAACTTACAATACCTTTACCAATAGTTTGGATTCTTAATAAATCAATAAACAAAGCAGAAAATTTATGTCTTAATCGACCAATAAATTTAGAAAACTTAACTTCGTCTCTTGATATTTCAGAAGAACGCCCTATATTAAACCCCGTTTCCGGTGTTAATCTTGATACAGGAACATTTAAAGATTTGTATAGTTTGTTCTGGAAAAACACAACGTCATCAATTTGACCTAATGATTGTCCTCCTGGGAGCGTAACAATTTCCGTCCCTTTAGATCCGTCCCTCCGAGGCATCCAGTAATCTTCAATCATTGAAGGAGATTTGCGATCCTCGCTTATTTCTCCAGTCGTTGAATTGTAGACAAGCTTATTTCTAAACCGCGCCATAGTATCTTGAACATATTGGTCAGCCTTAATTTTAGGTAAAGAACCAACATCAATATAAAACACACGGCGTTCTGGTGCGCGGGTGTAACGGTAGATAATCATCGCGTCTTCAGCCATTTTTAGCTGATTGACCAATTTGACGCATTTATGCAGATAACTTTTAGCTAACCCAGTATTTGAATCAATTAAACCGGAATTAACATAAATTACAGAATCTGTTGAAAGTTTGATACCTTGGTTTGTAGTAGAAGTAAACCCTTTATCGTTGTAAAGATAATAAGAATCACCATCAACGTGAACATCATTCCCTGATGTATCTTTTACCTTTTTAACTTCTTTAATTTTACGAATTTTTCTTGGGTCGATATATCTAACTTCGACAATCCCTTTTTTCAAATTATCCTTATCAAGTACAATATGGAAATACATTCTTCCATCAATGTACCATTGTCTAAAGAAATCATACCCTTTTTTATTGAAGTCAAGAATGTTTAAGATACCATTAAATTCATCTCGAATTTTGTTTTTAATTCCTTCAGAGTATTTAACCTCGTCTAGATTTATTGAAACTGGAGATTTAATACCATCAAACGTAATTGCTTCATTCGTAATATCATCAATAGCAGATGAACAATCAGGATAATCAGCAGCAATCCTGTACTGTCTAATTAACTGATTCTCATCTTTAACAACGCCGTCTAAGTCTAAAGCTAGACCATAAGCGGAATAAGCGCTTATGATCGAGCCGTCGTCATTAGATGGAGGAACAATCGATTCAATTTTCTTTTTAGATTTATCTTCTTTTTTACCTATAGTAAATCCGAATATTCCAGCCATAATTTATATTATTCCAAAAATAAAGTTTAAACAGTAGCGCCTGTAGATAAGACTTCTGGTTTATCGCCATCTTCAAAAGTAAAGTAATCATATGTAAATGTTACTGTAAATTCTTCGATAGCATCACCCTGACCGTAATCTAACTGAATATCGCTAACACTACTAGGGTATGCATTATGTAGTACGTATGAGCGAAGAATGGTATCAGCATTTCTGTCTAATTGGTTAACTATAATGTTTCCCCAATAGCCGCGTAAATCACCGCCGATAGAATCGTTGTTAGAAATAGCATAGTGCCATTCTTCAAACACTCTACGGTTACTGAATTCATTATCGTTAATAAAGGTAGCAGTCCATTGTGCGAAAACTTTTTCACCAGCAAAATGGATAGTTTTACCACGGAATGGTACGGCTACGTCACCAACATCAAATGCTGGTAAAGCAGCTGCCTTCAATAAAACTGCTTTATTTGTATCAAATCCACGATCCCCTGGAAGGACAACACTGAATTGATTTGCTCTCGCGCCGCCTGTTGAAAGAGCAGCTTTAAATCTGTCGATAGTTGTAGACATTTATTATGCTCCTGCTGTAGTGAATGCAACCGACTGACGAGTCGCAATAAAGTTAAGAGTGATGTAGTTGATACTATAATTAGGCTTAACATAAATGTCAGCAACGAAATTATTTGTTTCAACAACATTAGCGGTATTGTTAGTAGCATCGCAAACAACTTTAAAGTCGTTAATGCCACGTCTACCTTTAATATCTCTTAAGAAAGGTTCGATTAAGTTTTTAAACTGTGCTCTAGTTGTTTCATCGTTGATAGCAAACAATTGGTATTGAGCAGATTTTTCGATAGATTTTTCTAGCAAAATAAACAATCTACGAACACCAATACGGTCAAACGCGCTTGGGCGGTCTAACAAAGTTTTGTCACCAAATAATACAGTTCCTTGTCCTTTAAATGTAACAACTGGGTTAACATTTTGAGGATACAAATTATCACGATCTGCTTTAGTTGGGTTAACAGCTAATTTGATAACATTTTTAATTTGACCGTTATTAAAGCCGCCGTTTGAAACCCATGGTTCAGATGTAATAGCCGCTAAACCGGCGATATCACCGTTTAAAGCAATCCAACGACGTTTATCATTATAAGCGTCATATTGATATTTAGCGCCTGTATCTAAGAAGCCATATGAAGACGATGGTAATTCTGAACGATATTCAAGCAATTTATCAATAGCGTCAGAACCAGTACCTTTGATGAATTCACCGGTAATAGTATCTTCTGGAGAGATAAATACGATAACGTCTTTTCTTGTTTCAGCTAAAGCAACAGCATGGCTAGCAACAGTTGAAGAAGCTTTTCCTAAAGCGATGAAAGCAAAATTATATAAGTCTTTATTTGCAAGCAAATCTAAAGCAAGAATTTTTTCACCATCTGTAATTGCTGCAGCATCAGTACCGCCGCTTAATTCAACATACAACGGGAATGTTAAAGATTTGAACGATTGAGTTTTAACAGTAACATCAGCTAATTCTGTGTTCCAGCTAATACCTGTACCAGAAACGGCACTTGGAATATCTAACCAGTAAACGTAAGCAGACGCGCTGTTGATAACAGTTTTATAGTAGCTTGAAGAACCATCATCATATTTAGCGTCAGATGCTTTAGATAAGAATGAATACTTTTCAAGGGTAGCGCCTTTCACGCCAGTAAACGCACCATCTTTGTCGATAACTAAGATATGGATTTCGTCTTTAGCATTCAATACGCCTTTGCTTTTCGCATAAGAAGAAGTAGCAGGAGCTGAAGTAAATTGACCAGTATAAGAACTCGCAATTGAAACTTCAAAGGCAACACCTGAAACAGCAACTTTACCGAAATTAACTAAAGTCAAAGATGTATCAGTTTCGATAGAAGCAACTGTACCAATAACTGTATGGGTTGAATCAGCTTTATGGATAACTTCGCCAACTTTTAAAGTTGATAAGAAAGAAGTACCAACACCGGTAAGCGTTTTAGAAGATGTTGTAGAAGTAACAGTTCCAGTACGAGATTGATATTGGAAAGTATTAGAGTCAACAACAACGACTTGGATAGAGTTACCTAATTTGCCTGGATAACGAGCAGCAAATTCACCGATATTCAAACCGCCGTTAATGTAGTTTGATTCATAATCGTCATAGTTATTGATTTTGATACGATTATCTTTGAAAGTTTTTACTTCAGTTGCAAATTTGCTAGCAGAAACAGCAATTGCGCCGTTAGCCGCTAAAGATAAATTTGTATTATCTGTAATAGAAGCAATAGTTCCGATAATAACACGAGCTGGTGTAGTTAAAATATCGCCAATAGCTAATACTTCAGTGAAATTAGTACCAACGCCAACTACAGAAGTAGAACTTGTTGTAGAAGTAAGTGTACCAGTTAAAGTTGAAGCAATACCAAACGCAACACCAGCAGCAGCAACAGCTGAATTAGCCGCTAAAGTAATATGTGTATCGTCTGCGATAGAAAGAACTGTGCCTAAAATATCATATCCAGCTGAGCTTGCTGATAACTTAGTTACGATGTCACCAACAGCAAGTTCTGTTGTAAACAATGTGCCTGTACCAACTACAGCAGCAGAACCTGTAGATGCGGTAATAATACCTGTCAATGAAGCAATAGAAGATGTTGTTGGTGCTGCTTCTAATGTTAAGTGGGTATTGTCTGTTACAGCGGCAACTGTACCGATAACGTTATAACTTGCATCAATTAAATTTTGACCAACTGTTAACGTAGAAAACTGTGTACCGTTGAAACCAAATACAGCAGTAGAACCAGCAACAAAATGAACAGTACCGGCTAAATCTACAGAAGGAGTTTTAACAGAGGTGTATTGAGCAGCAGCATCAGCACGAATGTTAATTAAGTTGTTAGAGTAGGCTAAAAAATTAGCAGCTGTGAACCAACTTTGCGCGTTTGAGTCTGTAGGTTTCCAGAATAATTCTTTCAAATTTAGTTCTGAAGTAACAGTAGTCGGTTGAAGAACTGGTCCCCAGTTAAACAACCCTACATGCGCAGCGGCTGTTGAATTAAGACCAGAAACTGTTGAAGTGTTGTCAATTTCATTGACTTCAATTCCTGGCGAGACTTGGTATGACATATGTACTCCTAAGAGAATTGGTTGTTAAA